AGGTGATGGTCCTAGGCAGCTTACGCTGTGGTAAAATTTCTCCGGACAGCAGTGAGTTGGTATATGACAACAGAATTTGATTTCAAAACAATCCAGATCAGTTTGCTGGATTTCAACAAGGGCCAGCTTGATGGCCTTCCGAAAAATCCCCGGTTCTTCAGGGATTACCGTTATGATGCAATGAAGAAAAGCATAGAGGACAGTCCTGAGATGCTTAATCTTCGTGAACTAATTGTCTATCCTGTAGGAGAAAGATACATTGTAGTGTGCGGTAATTTAAGACTTAGGGCCTGCAAGGAACTTGGGTACAAGGAACTTCCTTGCAAGGTTCTAAATCCTGAGACTCCTGTAAAGAAGCTGCGTGAATATGCGACAAAGGATAACGTGTCATTCGGTGAGAATGATATGGACGTGATGATGAACGACTGGGATAAGTCTGAACTTCAGGACTGGGGTATTGAGTTTGCTCCGGAACCTGAAAAGGACGAATTCAAGGAGCGTTTCGAAGCCATAACGGATGAAACTGCTGTTTATCCACTTATACCCAAGTATGATGAAAAATATGAGCTATTCATCATTATGTCGGCTAGTGAAGTGGATAGCAACTGGTTACGTGAAGCACTTGACATGCAGCACATGCAGAGTTACAAGACCGGCAAAGTGAGCAAAAGCAATGTAGTTGATATTAAGGATGTACGCCATGCAATTGAGAATCGTAATACCAAGTCATAAGCGACATGACAGGGTGTTCGCTAAAAAGCTGGTGAACGACCCGATAATCTGTGTGGCAGAGAGCCAGGCGGACCTATACAGACAGTTCAATCCAGATTGTGAGATAGTCACTCATCCGGACGATGTTGTAGGACTCATCCCCAAACGTAACTGGATGGCTAAGCATTTCGGAAACCTGTTCATGCTTGACGATGATGTCCACGCCTGCAAATCTATATGTGTAGAAAAAGGAGAACCGTCGAGGATTAAGGATAAGAACGAGATAACGCGTATAATATTCAATCTTGCCGAGATTGCTCAGATGCTGGATGTGCATCTGTTCGGATTTACTGCACGAATATCTCCGGTCATGTACGATGAAACTGCATTTCTATCGTTGTCAAAGATGATAACCGGATGTTCTTATGGCGTGTTTTACAACAAGAACACATGGTGGAATGAAGAGCTCAGGCTTAAGGAGGATTTTTGGATTTCCTGTTACATGAAGTACAAGGAAAGAAGAATACTTACTGACCTAAGATACAACTTCGAGCAGAAATCCACATTCGTCAACTCCGGAGGACTGGCAGCCTTCAGGAATCAGGCTGAGGAACAGAGGTCGATAATGCTTATAAAGAAACATTTCGGCGACAGCATCAATCTCAAGGGAACTACCAATAACGGTAAAGACAAGACCAAGCAGCTTGTTCAGTACAATATAACGTGTAAGTTCAAGTATTGATAAATGGCGTAAAAATGGCGAAGTTTCTGTTTGCAAAACTTGTCATTCTGATTTAATTTTACTGATGTAATAAACTAAAAGTCAATGATATATGCTTATAAGAACCGTTAGAGGATATGATTTTTTTGAGGTTTCTTCAGCCATGCAGAAGGCGATAAGGAGAGCTGATGCGGCGGTTGCCGGATATTTTGCTCTTGAGTTGTGGACCAGTGGATATAGGGACTATGTATGGAAGAGACTTTTTACCATAAGTGCTGAGGATTGTTACGGTGTGATAACGAAAGAGATTGAAGCCTTGTGGCAAGGTCATGAACTGGTTAACAAGGGAAGCAAGGAGCCAAAGGGTAGAATATTTGTCAGCAAGGCAGTAATACTTCTGTGCGAGTGTCGTAAGTGCAGGGACGCTGACCACCTGCAGAACTTCATTTACGACAAACTTCTGATAGATGCTGATGAATGGTTGGAAGATGTAAGGCAAAATCCGATACCAATTCCTTCATATACATTCGATGTACATACCAGAAGAGGAAAGAAGATGGGACGGACAAAAGATGAATTTTTCAGAGATGAATATGAATCTTTGAATCCCAGGGAAAAGGGACTGTTTGATGGTCTCATGTAAGAATATGCCACGCTTTGTCGTGGCATATATTACTAAAAGTCAAACCGAAAAAATTAGAATTATGGAAAAAGATGTTTATGGCCAAGAGAATCTTAATGGCTGTGTTGAAGAGGGTTCAAAGAAAGTTGACCTTGAAAAAAATCCAAAAGGAACAGAACTTAAAGTTGCTCACCAGCGGGAGATGGAGAAGCATGGAAAGTATGTGGCTGTCCCAGGGGACAAGACCCACACAAGGATTTTCGTCCGCAACGGTGAGGATGCGGAAAAGAAGATAGCCGCTTACTTGGAGAGAATCAACAACCGACCTCAAAGATGGAACTGATATGATAAAATTACTCTATATTGACCTTTTCTGCGGTGCTGGGGGAACCAGTACCGGAGTAGAAAACGCACGCTACGAAGATGAACAATGTGCGAAAGTTGTCGCTTGTGTAAACCACGATGCAAACGCCATCGCCAGCCATGCGGCAAATCACCCGGATGCGCTCCACTTCACGGAGGACATCAGGACTTTGGAACTGTCTCCTTTGGTGGCCCATGTAGAACGAATGAAGAAGATTTATCCGGATGCACTGGTTGTGCTGTGGGCCAGCCTTGAATGTACGAATTTCAGCAAGGCAAAAGGCGGACAACCTCGCGATGCAGACAGCCGGACACTGGCTGAGCATCTGTTCCGCTACATCGAAGCCATTAACCCTGACTATATACAGATAGAGAACGTAGAGGAGTTTATGAGCTGGGGAGATATGGATGAACATGGACATCCTATCAGCAAGGATAAAGGACGATGCTATGAGAAGTGGAAACGGAATGTGAAGCGGTATGGTTATGATTTTGACTGGCGCATTCTTAACGCTGCCGATTATGGGGCATACACCACTCGCAAGCGGTTCTTCGGTATCTTCGCCAAGCGTGGACTTCCGATTGTATTTCCAGAACCTACTCACTGTAAGTATGGGAAAAACGATATGTTTGGACGATTGGAAAAGTGGAAGCCGGTCAAGGATGTGCTGGACTTCTCAGATGAAGGAGAAAGTATCTTTTGCCGGAAGAAGCCGCTGGCCGAGAAAACTCTCGAACGCATCTATGCCGGACTGATTAAGTTCGTGGCTGGAGGTAAGGAGGCTTTTATTGTAAAGTATAACTCTATGAGTCGTACGGGGAAATACCAGGCACCAAGCGTTGACGAACCATGCCCGGTTGTGGCAACACAAGGACGGCTTGCATTGGCAAAGGTAAACTTTGTTCATAGTTCTTTCGTGTCTGCTTATTATGGGAATGGTCACAATCACTCTGTAGAACAACCTGCACCAACGGTTACGACAAAAGACAGGTTAGCATTGGTAAATACGAGTTTTTTGTGTTCATACAATTTTAAGGATACAGGAAAGAACATTAATCTGCCATGCCCCACTTTGTTGACTAAAGACAGGCTTGCATTGGTAAATTCTGTTTTCATAGACAACCAATACGGTACCGGAAAACCGACATCTATTGAGCTGCCAGTTGGTACAGTAACCACGGTGCCGAAGTTCAATATGGTAAGCTGCAAACCGTGGATAATGAACACAGCTTTCTCGAATATTGGAAGCAGCATTGAGCAACCTTCTCAGACCATTACAGCCAACCGCAAATGGCATTACCTTATGAATCCTCAGTTTGCCAGTGCCGGAGGTTCTGTGAACAATCCTTGTTTTACACTGATAGCACGGATGGACAAGATGCCGCCTTATCTGGTAGAGGTTGAAGGAGGTATCGGCATACAAGTTACATCTGATGACAGTCCGATGACAATCAAGATTAAGGAGTTTATGGCTTTGTATGGTATCATCGACATCAAGATGCGTATGCTACGGATAGCAGAACTGAAAAAGATAATGGGATTCCCGGAAGACTATGTACTGATTGGGCCACAGTCAGACCAGAAGAAGTTCATCGGCAACGCCGTGGAGGTGAATATGGCCCGTGTGCTTTGTGAAGCTATCTGTAAGGAGATTATAAGAAAAAGAAAGGTTGCGTGATATGGGAAAGCTGAAAGTTTATTATGGATGGGCTAGAATTGGAAATGTTCGAAAGAAACGTGCTTTGTCGGTCATGTTTGAAAACGAAATTCTTGGATGCAGGAGTGATCGTGGACAAAGGTGTCTTAGAACAATTCAAGACACTGCATTTGAGCGGTACCAGACTGATGAAGAAATGGATGATGGGAAACGTCAGAACCGGATATTTACAGAATACAGTTTGTTTCTCGACGAGAGACCTATAAACGGGAGCCTTGAAAGATGCTTGCTTATCAACAGCGAATCGGACAAGAACCATGTATCTAAGGCTGTTCGTGAGAAGATTGCGGAAGCTTTACGGAGGGCTTTTATGTTGGCCAATCCGGGTTATAAAGAACCGAGTAGCCAACTTGAACTAAAATTTGAATGATATGGGAAAGCAGGAAAACGTAAGCGATTTTTATCAGTTCGAAAAGGATTTGGCCAAAGCTGAAAAGGAGCTGAAAATCGAGAATTGGGTGCAAATCAGCATCTGCTACGGTCACGGCCATCAATCTGTCATCCTATATACATACGACCTTCCGCGTGAGGTGTACGAAAGAAGAATGTGGGTAATCAGATGGAGGGTGTCCAGACTGCAATGCCAGTATCCTAGGAATGATGTGTACACTTCTTTTTACTACTACGACAAGCGTTCAGGAGAGTCGCTTGAAGTGAGTTCTTGCCTGTCTAAGCTGATTTCTGCAAAAGCCCAGATAACAAAAGCAGAACGCAGGATGAATGAATACATCGGGTACAACCGCCAGAACAACATGTTCTTTGATGAGAGCACGGATGAGGAGCTTGTTAAGTTCCGGGAGAAGTTTGAGCGCAAGAAAATCGAGTGTGCTGAGTGTGAGAAACGGTTGGAATTATTAGTTGAAAGAAGGAGAAATAATCAATGAAAGAAACTCAATTGTCCTTAAATCTGGATTATGGAATTAGTAAAGAACAGGCTTGCATCCTTTGCCATCTTTCATCCGAATGTGAAGGGTGCTGTGTGAAATGCAAGGCTGAAGGAAAGAACGGAACTTGTTACGGACAAATCTGCTCGATACCGTCAAGAGACCATGACGGACAAAGGTGGAACGCATGGATACACATTGTTTCTGCTTCGCTTCCGGAACTCAAACGATTTATACCAGTGAAATACAGAAAACATTTAAAAACAAAAAAGTGATATGGCAAACATTGTAAAATTGACCGGATGCAAGGAGGTTTCGCATGATATATATGCTTACTTCACTTGTGATGCTGAAAAAGCATTGAAGGCTTTGGAGCTTGAGATACCTTGTACTGGAGCAAATAGCACTGGGGCATACAACATCTACTTTAATGATGATGAAGAAATTATCTGTGAATATATGACGTACTGTGTTACACGTGAGTTTAAGAAAGTTTCATCCATACAGGATGCTGTTGAATGGATGGATAAGAAAATGAATGGAAATGAGTAAAACGAAATTGTATTACCTGTTCCTGGCAGTCATGTGGTGGCTGCTGGGATAGGTGGAAAGGAGATATAATGAAACTAACAGCAAAACCAGGAACACAGCTTGAAAAAATATGTCAAGACTTCTACGAGCAGGCAGAATCAGAGAAGAAAGAGGTATTTAAAATGGTTGAAGAATTTACTGGAGTTAAGCCTATAAACTTTGGCTACTATTGGTATTTCGGTATTACTTGTGTGTGGGCAGAAGATACATGGAGGTTTGCAGATTTGTTAAGTCCTCAAAATGTAGTCCCATACACGGTAAGAGGACATACTTATTTCAAGCCAAACAAACGGCTAAAGGTTTCAAAAGATTTTATCAAAAAATGGAAAGATAAATTCAAAGGCATTGATGGTAGTATTCTTGCTGATTATGGAATCCCTGTATATCATGAAGAAAGTGGTGTCTATTACAACTGGATTCCTATAAAAATCGAAAACAGATATGGTGTCGAAGTACCATCCTCTTTACTTGACCGAATGCCTAAGATTGATAACAAGCAATATGAAATAGAACTATGAAGAAAGAAGACATTAAAAAGGCGGCAGAAGAATATGCCAAAGAAGCTTGTCGTCCACTATGGAGAGCAGGCAAAGAGCAAGTATGTATGGTCGATTTCATGGAAGGTGCTAAATGGAGAGTAAATGCAGCCTGGCATAATTCCACTGAAAAACCTCAGCCGGGAAAACTTCTTTTAGTGAACACAATATATGGTGAATATGATTTGTGTTACTACGGTGCGTACGCATTATGGAATACGGTGATGACATGGGCCTATATGAAAGATTTAACACCAACGGAGGATTGAGCATGGAAATAACATGGCGAACAATAGAAAAGGACGGAATACCGCCTGTAGGAACTTTTTGTTTATGCAAGTTGGAAGGTGGCTATTCTTCATGTGGATACATGATTTTATTGGTAAGTTCCGTTGCAGGTAACAGGTTATTCACATTGTATGATTTGCTTGTGCCACAAGGAAAAATAATTAAGTATATACCGATTTCAGAACTTGATAAGGAGGAATGATTATGAAATACGCTGAAGTCAGAAAAGCAGCCGAAGGGTATTGCGACAATGAATGGAAAAAGGAGACTGATTTACAGGTAAGGCAATGTATTGATAAACTCACTATTCCGGCTTTCATTGAAGGTGCAAATTGGAGAGTAAACGCTTCATGGCACGATGCAAAAGAAACACCGCATGAACGAAAGTTCTGCCTGTATATCCTTAAAGATGGTTCCTATGGATGCGGATATTACCACAAGAGAGATAACACCATTTTGTATGAACAGTTTGATAAGGTTGATAAATGGGCATACTTCGATGATTTGATACCTTTTTTGGAGGACTGAGCTATGAATAGAGAAGAGTTGAAAAAGTCCATAGTAGAAGATTTGTGCCCGTTTTGCCCGTGGACGAATGGAGAAATCGAAAAGCCAGCATACGGGACTTGTGATGGCTGTTATTGCGATGAAGCGCTGGATAACTTCATAGAAGAAAATGGACAGTATTTCGATGATTTGGAGGACTGAATATGAGTAAAAAAGAAGAATTTGCAAAAATATTTGCATCAGGGAGTAAAATGCCCAGCACTAAACTTTTGAGAGAGCTTTCGTTCATGGAAGGTTGGGATGCCTGCTTAAAATATTTAGGTGAGATTCCATGGAATGAAGCCATGGATGAGATTGCAAACCATATTGAAACCAATCGTTCGGAGAAATTGAATGATTACCAAAATGAATAGTTATGGAAGAAGATAGTGTAATAATTGAGCTTGATACTGTTCTTGAATACAGGGACGGTCAAGTGTACATAAAGAAGATGGTTACAAGTGAGATGCCTGTTACACTGACATTTGCTATCATCGAAGCATTGAATAAAACAATTGTTGAGTATTACAGAAAGTGATAATTATGAAGAAGGTTGAGACAAAAATTTCTACTACAGTTGAAGTGACTGTAGGTGGAGAATCTGTAAACGAAGTATTAAACAATATATCTTCAATATGTCATAAATCTATCGAATATTCCTCTTCAAAAGATGAGGGATGTAATACACTCTATGAGGATGGAGAAATCGAAGACTATAAGGTCGACATGGAGGATAGGGTTGCTACACTTGAATCTGCTCTTTATCAAATACTTGATTTATTGGAGGACTGAATATGAACAGAAAAATAAAATTCAGAGGTAAATCGAAAAAGACTAGAAAATGGCTTTATGGTTATTTAGGTGAATCTAAATTCAGCATTCTTGATTATGTCTATACAGACAAAGTTATTTTTGATAATGTTCTGTCATTTAATACTGATAATAGTGCCTATGTAGTCAAAGATTTGTCCGTAGAAGAAGATACCATCTGTCAATTTACCGGATTGTATGATAAAAATGGAACAGATATTTATGAGGGTGATATAGTTCTTCAGCAAGGATACCATGGGAATAAACAGCCTATGGTTGTAAAGTTTGAGTGTGGAGCATTCATCGTAGGTTATCACAAAGGAAGTTCGACCAAGACTACCCCTATGTTGCTCAATAGTAAGTGTGAGGTAATTGGAAACTTATTCGATAACCCAGAATTATTAGAGGATAAGAAATGAAAGCAATATCCATCAAACAGCCGTGGGCAAGCCTAATCGCTCACGGTATCAAAGACATCGAAAACAGGACTTGGAAGTGTCCTCAGAAGTACATCGGACAAAGGGTGTTGATTCATGCTTCAAAGACTACAGTCAAGGAGGGATGGAGCGCACTAACAGAAACGCAGTTAGAGAGAGTATTTCCTCACAAGAATAAACTTTACGGAGATAATGAGTATCTTCCGAATGGTGCCATCATCGGCAGCGTAGTTATATCCGATTGCGTACAGAACCATCCTTCAGTCTGGGCAGAGAAAGGTTGTTGGAACTGGGTGCTGAAAGATGCGGTACTATTTGATAAGCCGATTATGAATGTGAAAGGGAAACTAAGTTTTTGGGATTTTAAGATGGAGGAAACAAAATGAGCTTACTTATTAAAGAAACTCAGTTACAAAGAATAATCAGAAAAACCGGCCGCAAACCGATACAGTGTAAATGCAAGTTATGTAAGCAGCAATGTCATACGCCTTGTTTGGGTACTCCGCAAGATGTTTTAAGGCTTATCGAAGCCGGATATAAAGACAGGCTTGCAGCAACGGAATGGTATGTAGGAATCCTTATGGGGGTAGTTGATATGCCCGTACCGATGATACAGGCCAAACAAGAAGGAGACTGGTGTACATTCTACAAAGACGGTTTATGTGAATTGCATGATTCCGGATTGAAACCGACAGAAGGAAAATTGTCTCACCATAGTATTCGAATTGATAATTTCAAAGCGAGTAAAAGTATTGCGTGGAATGTGGCCAAGGAATGGTTAAACGAAGAAAATGCTGAATGCATAGAGAAAATATGCGAAGCACTGCAGTAAATGTATGATTTTGAATTATTAACCTGCAAAAATTAATTTATGAAAGCAAAGAAAAAACAAGTTGTTGGCCTGCTCATCAATCTGTTAGAGTGGGCAATTGTATCAATGGTATTATCATCATTGATAATCTTAGGAGATTTTGATGTACCGTCCAGTTGGGTCTATCTTTCCTCTGTGGTAGTTTCATTTCTCATCCTATATGTGTTCTACTGGGAGCGTGGAACATATTATTTTGTCTCATTCGTCGCTGGTGGAGTTCCAGGAAGGGTGTTCCTGAAGTTTGACGAGCGTGTATCTCTTGATGTGATTGAGAATACCATATCCGACCTGTATTCCGGTGAACGGGTACTTGTTACCGGATACAAGACAGTAAGCAGATATGAGTATGAACTTAATATCAAGTCCTGATGGAACATTATCAGGCCAAAGGAGTAATATTTATGATTGTGGCTGTCCTGTTCTGCTATTCCATCGGGATGGTTGAGCAGGATACAGCACTTCTGATAATAATAGTGATGTTACTGGGTAACATACTGAATGTTTTATGTAAAATTCTAAACAAGCTGTGATGATGAAAATTGTCGTAACCGGCAGTGAAGGCTTTATAGGTAAAGCCCTCTGCAAGAATCTGAGAAGTCGTGGTGTTGAAGTGGTCGGTATCGACCGTGTGTGTGGAACTGAAGCTGCCGGCGTTCCGTGCCTTCTGGCCGGGGGTGGAATCGATGCTGTTATACATCTTGCCGCACAGACCAGTGTTTTCAATTCGGATCATGAAAAAATACTTCGTGACAACATTGATTCATTCGTAGCGATAGCTGACGGATGTAACCGGTTCGGGGTGAAACTGGTGTATGCCAGCTCTTCCACGGCAAATCCATGCAACACGACAAGTATGTACGGTGTCAGCAAGCACTTTGACGAAGTGTATGCTTCATTATATTGCAAGAAAGCTACAGGTGTTCGCCTTCATAACGTGTACGGACCTGACCAGCGGAAAGGGACTCTTCTCTATGCTCTCATGAATTCGGAAAAGGTCAGTCTGTATAATGGGGGAATGAACACCAGGTGCTTCACCTACATAGATGATGTGGTGGACGGGTTGATATATGCGATAGGTTCTGACAAGAAGCTGGTAAACATTGTCAATCCGGAATCATGTACCATACTTCAATTTGCGGAAGAAGTAAGGAAATACAATGGCGTTGATATTCAGTGTGTTTCCGAAAAGAGAGAATTCGACAATCCTGTACAATCTGTCGATGAAGGTATTTTTTCAGTACCTTTGAATTACACCTCAGTCAGTAAAGGGATAGCAAAGGTTTTTGGCTGTGAGGAAAGGTAGAAAGATAAGGATTGATGACTGGGACAAACCCGCCCGCGGCTGGAGGAAATACGAAAGGTTATGCAACATGCAGCCTAAAGTAAGAATCCACCGTAAGGGCGGGTTTTATTACATATCCCTGTTTGCAAGGACAAAGGATGGAATTCAATTTGAGGAAATCAAGAGTTCGGGTGAGTGTGCAGAAGTCATTTCGGAAGCCGCTACGGAACTGATACTTTCATTGATACGGCCGGACGATGAATGGTGCATAATTACCACACCGAAGCGCAGGCACATCACAGAGTACCATTTCGCCACTGACATTTGCCAAAAAATTGCCCAGGGGGTGAAAATAAAATTCTATGAATCTGCAATGCAGTGCCTCAACAGGACACGTATCAATCCTGAGTTTTATCTTCTCCGGCCAATTAAGGAACAGAGAGTAATACTCTTTGATGACATCTGCACGACAGGAAGTACATTAACAGCAGCCTACGATTTGCTGAAAGACCGGAAACAGGTAATCTGCATCGTCGGCATTAATAACCATTAGCCTATGAACAACAGGAAATTGACCGAAAAACAGGAAAAGTTCTGCAATTATTACCTTGACTGTGACGGTAATGCAAGTGAAGCATACAGGATGGCCTATGACGCATCAAAGATGCAGCCTGAGACGATATGGAGCAATGCAAGCCGGATGCTTGCAAGTAACAAGGTTTCAGCAAGGATAGACGAATTGAGGGCCCAACGTGCAGAAGCATCGAAAATTAGCCGTGATAAGGTGGAAAAGGTTCTCATGGATATTGTCATGATGGACCTGAACGATTTGTATCTTGTAGATCCTGTAACAGGAAAGATAAAACTTAAATCCCCAAGCCAGATGCCGAAGCGTGTGAGAAATGCCATGAAGAAGATAAGCAATGACAAGGGTAAGGTAAGCTATGAGTTCAACGGTAAGGTGGAAGCGGCGAAGCTTCTGGCCAGCATGAACGGATGGAACGCGCCACAACAGATTTCCATCGGAGGTAATCAAGGTGGAAATATCAATGAAATTCGTATAGGTTTTGACCAAGAAGAGGAGTGAATTCTAAAAAATAGAACGATAGTATTAGAAAAAATACGGAGGTTATACAAAAAATACTCTCATAATTCTAAAAAATAGAACATTTATGCTCATAAATCACAAGAAACTCAATCCGAATGCATTTTACCTGCTGAAATACCTGAATGATGCCACTATTCGATTCATCATCCTGTATGGCGGTTCTTCATCGGGTAAGTCTTTCAGTGTAGCACAGGCTGTGCTTATACAGACATTGCAGGACGGGGAGAATACGCTTGTGATGAGAAAGGTCGGAGCATCCATCAGCAAGACCATCTATGAAGATTACAAGGTAGCGGCATCATTGTTAGGAATCACACAATACTTCAAGTTTAACCAGAATGTAATCAAGTGTCTGTATAACGGAGCCAAGATAGATTTCTCCGGATTGGATGATCCTGAAAAGATTAAGGGTATCAGTAACTACAAAAGGGTACAGCTTGAGGAGTTGTCAGAGTTTGAGTATGCGGACTTGAAGCAGATTCGTAAGCGTCTGCGTGGTAAGAAGGGTCAGCAGATTATTGCGGACTTCAACCCGATATCAGAGACAAACTGGATAAAGAAGGACTGGCTGGACAACGAGAAACTGCATGATGTCCCTATGGTTGTAGAGATTGGCGGACGTATAATACCTTCAGAGCTGACAAAGGTGAAGTCTTTGAAGATGAACGAGGGACGCTCAATAGTGAATCCTGTAACTAAGGAAATTGAGGAGTATCCTCCCAATATGGTCGTGATCCAGACAACATACCTGAATAACTTCTGGGTTGTAGGTTCCCCTGATGGAACGTATGGATACTACGATGAGCAGTGTGTGATGGACTTTGAGCATGACCGTATTCATGACCCGGACTACTACAACGTGTATGCGTTGGGAGAGTGGGGCGTAATCAAGACCGGAAACGAGTTCCTCGGTTCGTTCAATGTAGGAAAGAACAGCGGTGAATACAGTTACATACCTGGATTGCCGATTCATCTTTCAGTGGACAGCAACGTATTGCCGTACATATCTGTCGGCTACTGGCAGGTAGACCTGAGCAAAGGTAAGGATATGTACCAGATTGCTGAGACCACGGCAGACAGCCCTAACAACAGCGCAAGAAGAGCTGCGAAACTGGTATCCAAGCGACTGCATGAGTTTGGATATGACGATAAAATTTATCTTCATGGTGACGCATCAGCAAAAGCGGCCAACACTATCGACGATGAGAAGCGTTCATTCATGGACCTGTTCATTGAAACATTGAAGAAAGACAACTGGATTGTTGAGGATAAGGTCGGTAAAAGGAACCCGTCCGTATCCATGACCGGTGAGTTTGTAAATGCTGTGTTTGAAAAATCATTGCCCGGCCTCAGCATAAGCATAGACGATGGTTGCAGGGTATCAATAGAGGACTATCAGAGTGTACAGAAGGATTCCAATGGCGCAATCCTCAAGACAAAGATAAAGGACAGCGTAACGAAACAGTCCTATGAGGAACACGGACACCTTACCGATACTTTGAGATATGTTGTACATGACATCATGTACGAGGAGTATTCCCAGTTCTCGAGCCGTCGTAAACGCAACATGTATTCTGACAGAAGCGTGTTCGGATTCTTCAATCCTTCAGTCGAGTATCAGTATTCACAGAAGATAGTGTACATCATGCCGAATGTTGGAGGAAAGTTCTATATGTGTCAGGTTGCAAGGTGTGGAGAAAAATGGCATGTTCTTGACCTCGTAATGCGTGAAACTGTATCACTCGAAGAGATGAAGTCTGTTATATGTTCACATGATGCAGGAACGTACATCGTGGAATCGTCACCTGCATATTACCAAATGGCAAGGGAACTGAGAAATACGCTTCCGGAAGTAAGGATTAAGAAGGAATATCAGGATATGGATAAGAGAATAGCTGCTACATCCGATTTCATCAAGTCATACTTCCTGCTTTCTGAGACCGGTATGGAAAATGATGAGTATATGGCATTCATAACTGAAGTTCTTGACTACAATGATGAAAATATAAGTGGAGCCAGTGCCCTTTTGAGCGGTATTGCATACACTTGCATAAAATTAGGGTAAACTTGTTATTAAATGCAACTAATTGATATATAGTTGTTTATTCGTAGTTCCAGTGTTCGTCTGAATTGCAAGATTTTTCCAAAATCGACATCGTATATACCCATAATTTATCTTTGTCATATAAGGATAAACTATGGGATATACAATTATAAAACAGGATACACTTCCAGCTTGTGCCGGTCTGAAAATGGCCAGTGAGCCACAGACGGTTTCAACGCCAAATGGTGGTAATATTGACCGATGTGATGTGCATGAGTTATTCGTATCCCCACTGGTTTGCGGTCATAATTACATGGAACTGTTCCGTTCTGTTCCAGAAGTATTCTTTCCGATTGATTACATTGCTTCACGTATATCAGGTTCCGGATTCCAATTGAAGAAGGTAAAGGACGACAGCGTGGTCTGGGAGAACAAGAGAATGAACCAGATTCTCACAAAGCCAAATTGTCTTATGTCTTGGAACGAGATGATATATTCACACTTCGTATATAAGCTGTGCACTGGCAATGCTTTCTTTCGTGCTGCTATGGGAGAAACATTCAAGGACCAGCCAAAGTGGAAATGGTGTGATAACTTTTGGGAACTTCCTGCTGATTTTGTTAATGTAGAGCCGAATCTTGGAGTTAACATACCTATGTTCGGTATAGCCAAGGAAGAGGAAATTATACGTTGCTATCGCCTGAACTATGGTTATGTAAGTACAATGGATATTCCATCGTTCCAGATATGGCATGACCGTGACGGCTCACCTGAATATATGTCAATAAACGGGTTCTTGAAATCACAGAGCAGGTTGGCTGCGCATCTGAAACCTATTTCCAACCTTCTAGCCGTATATGAAGCGAGAAACGTGATTTACGTTAAACGTGGTGGTTTGGGCTTCCTGGTATCAAACAAGAAGGATGAAGCCGGTACTGCAGCAATGACAGAAGATGAAAAGAAGGAAATACTTGACAGTCATTTTGGAAAATTCGGGCTGGACCAACGTAGGCTTCCGTATGGATTAAGTGACGTTCCCTTGTCATTCGTAAGAACAAACCTTACCATCAGTGAGTTGCAGCCATTTGAGGAAACTCTTACTGATGCTATTCAGATAGCCGGAGCATACGGTATCCCCTCAGTTCTGGTACCGCGTAAGGACCAGTCAACATTCAGCAATCAAGCAACCGCGGAAAAGGCTGTATATACATCTACCATCATACCGATGGCCAAGAAATTCTGCAAGCAGCTAACTGCATTTCTTGGTCTTGAGGAAGGTGGATATTATTTGGACTGTGATTTCTCTGATGTGGATTGTCTGCAGCAGGGGTTGAAAGAGGCAGAGGAAGTGAAAACACTTATAAATACCAGATGTAAGGAACAGTTCCTGAGCGGACTCATCAGTATCAATGACTGGCGAGCGCAAATCAAGGAAAGCAGATTCGAAGAACCTATGTTTGACAAGACTTTGTTCGAGATGTCAGACGAGGAGAGAGAGATAGTAAAGAATGTAATTAGTCTTAACACAAAAAGTGAAGTTGAGAATGGAAGAGAAAACCAAAAGCCTACAGTACAAAACGAAGGCAAATGATGTGGATGAGAAGGGTATCGTAACGGTAGCTGTGAACGGTATCGGTGTGAAAGACTCACAGAACGACGTTTCCATGCCTGGTTCCTTTAACAAGACGTTGAAGGAAAATATCGGCAGGATGAGATGGTTTCTGAATCACCGTACAGACCAGTTGCTTGGCGTTCCATTGAGCGGAGAAGAAAAAGAAGGAAACCTAATCATGGTTGGCCAGCTTAATCTTGAGAAGCAGATTGGACGTGATACATTGGCGGATTACAAGCTGTATGCTGAGAATGGAAGAACACTTGAACACTCTATCGGTGTGAAAGCAATCAAGCGTGACGAGACTGACCCGTGTAAGGTGCTTGAATGGAAGATGTACGAATATTCTACTTTAACAAGTTGGGGGAGCAATCCTCAGACATTCCTTGTAAACCTCAAATCGGGTACACAGGAGCAGGTGAAAGATGCCATTGAATTTGTCCGGAAAGCGTTCAGGAATACCGATTATTCGGAAGAACGATTAAAACAATATGATATGGAATTGAATCTACTTCTTAAAGCAATTAATGGAGGTAACGTGGTAACTTGTCCCCATTGTGGCCATCAGTTCGACTATGATTCACAGAATGAGGTGACATTCTCACAGCAGGTTCTTGATTATGCTAATATGTATTCAAGATGGCTTACTGACCGTATTGTCAGTCAGGAGATAGACAAGCTGGAACCGGAAGTGCGTGCTGATGTCATTGCACTTATTGATTCCGTGAAGTCTGAAGGACAGGAACTGACAGAAAAATCAGTACAGAATTTCATGGCATACGTCCGTTGTCCGGCATGTTATGGGAGAGTATATAGAAGTAACGCCTTGTTGCAGGATAATAGCACAAACATCTTCTCCGGAAAGTCTGAGCCGTTGAATGACACTCAGGATAAAACTGACGGTAAGCAAGAAGATGATGATGTTAAGAAAAAAGCCGCTGATAGCACTTCTTTCTTCGGTCCTTTGAATGAGGTATTTAGTAATAATGATTAAAATTTTAATTGAAGATGAAGAAATTTACAGTTGCAGATTTCGGTCTTAAGACTGACGGCCTTCCTCAGGAACAGGCTACATTTATGAACAACATCGCACAGATGATGTGTAATGTCATCAACAAGGCGATGGAGGGTGTTATCTCTCCGGAAGATATGGAAATCAAATTGAAGGGGCTTAACGAAAAGCTGAACGGCTATGATGATGAGAAGTTCAAGCAGCTTGCTAAGGATAACGAGGAACTCATTAAAACGGTTAAATGTCTTGGTGAGACTATCGAGAAGCTGAAATCTAAAGGTATCGGCATGGAAGTTATCAACAAGTTTGATGAAAAACTGAACGAAATGCTTGATTCAGAGAAATTCAAGGAATTCGCGTCTGGTAATTGCCGTAAGTCGGGTGTGTTTGAAGGTTTCTGTTTGAAGGACATTGTATCAATGACAGATAACTATACAGGAGACCACCTTACTACTCAGCAGCAGAATCGTGTAGTTTCGCAGGTAGCCAACAAGCGTGTCCATATGCGTGATGTTATCACTACATTGCAGGGAGATCCGAAGTACCCGAATCTTGCGTTCACACAGGTGTACGATTTTGACAGAAATGCGCGTTATGTTACTGAGAATGGAAAGCTTCCCGAATCCAGCATTAAAGTGAAGGAACAACAGACAGGTACGAAGCGTCTTGGTACTCATATCCGTCTGTCAAAGAGAATGCTCAAGAGCCGTGTATTTATTCGGTCATTCATTCTAAAGATGCTGCCTGAGGCTGTATACAATGCTGAAGACTGGAACATTCTGTTTGGTGACGGAAATGGAGAAAACCTGCTTGGTATTGTAAACCATTCAGGGGTGCATCCTATTGAGGAAATCATCAGTGATTCCATTGTCAGCGGTACTGCAGGTTCCGTCAAATCTGTATCCGGATGTAACTCAAACAAGGATACGATTGTAGAGTTTACAAATCCGCAGGACTTGATTCTCGACGGAATGACAATCACATTTACAGGAGCCACAGGAATTACTGCTCTTAACAGCGCAAACCAGTTGGTCAAGATGAATGACCGTCAGATTCTATTGAAGGGCGTTGCGTACTCGGAAGAGACTTCTACTGCATCAATGACATTCAAGGTAAGTAATAGTGCGTTCAAATCCGTAGATGAGCCAAACTCTTTGGATGTTGTCAAGACTGGTTTCGCTGTAATGACGTACGCTCAGTACACTCCAAATGCAATTGCTTTGAATCCTATTACTGTGAACGCTATTGAGTCTGAGAAGGACACGACTGGTCGTAATCTTGGTATCATAACTACCGTAAACGGTGTGAAATATATTGCAGGTCGTCCTATTATCGAAACCAACAATATTCTGCCAGGGAAATATCTTATCGGTGATTTCAATATGGCTGCTTCCCTTGTTGATTACACCTCTTTGACTATTGAATGGGCTGAGGACGTTGAAAGTAAGCTGCAGAACGAAGTTGTACTCATTGCTCAGGAAGAAGTAATTTTCCCAGTATATATGCCGTGGGCATTCGCTTATGGAAGTCTGTCAGCATTGAAAGAAGCAATCACTAAAGCCTGATGCTTATGTATTTGCTTAATGGAGACGAGAAGGCTCTTGAATCTGTCATAAAAGAACAGCGTATCCGTATTGGCCGTGGGTTGATTACCATCACCCCGGTCTCGGAAGCTGGGCTTGTTCCGGAAGAGGATGTCAAAAAGACATTCGAGAGCCAGCAGAAGATTATTGACAATCTTTCTGCAAAGAATGAGAATTTACAGAAGGAGAATGAAGAATTGAAAGCAAAGATAGCAGAACTTGAAACACACTTAGATGATAACAAAGATGTTGAAGATGCAGACTCTAAAGAAGTTGAGCAAACCGACACTAAAGAGGTTTCTGCCGAAGATGAAAAGGCAACCGTTGTTCAGGACGAGAAGAAAGTTTCTGCTTCGAAAGCGAAAAAATAAGGAATTGCCATGTTGATTGATGTGTCATATTTTGTAGAAGGCCCACGTCATATTCAAAACGCCTCAACATCAAAGACGGCCGGTGCCGATTCTTTAGCAGTAACCGGTCATATTGAAGCATATATTAAGGAGTTGCAGCCTGTTTTCCTCGAAGCCATGCTTGGGGAAAAAGAAGCAGGTTATGCAATGGATTACCTTGATTTGTCTGATGATGAAGAAAAAGAAGATACTGAGCCTTCAAAGTATGAAACCGTATGCAACAGACTGAAAGAGCCATTTGCTGATTTTGTCCTGTTCCATATATTGCGTGACGCTTCATCTGAAGCTACAATAACTGGGAATGTAAGGCTGAAATGTGCCAATGAGTACATTTCACCTGTCAATGCCCAGGTAATTGCATGGAACAGGATGGTTTCCGCCAATGTGAAGTTCATCAAGTGGGCGCGTGAAGGTAATTGCCCGATTGACCTTGTCACGCAGACCAACATGTTGATCAAGATTAACCAGTTCAATCTATGAAAGGTATAGTTGAAATTATTGGAGATGTAGTAAAGGAAATGAGTGGGAACCTTACCATCGTAATGCCTGCTGACATCGAGAATGACAGGTTCGAGGAAGTTGTTAATCCGGAACTGAACTACATATTTGGTTCGGCCCAGTATGTGAAGGATAAACTTGATGAATACAGCAAGGTGCCTTCAACATCAGAACGTAAGTTCCCGCTTGTCGTACTGTTCTGTCCTGTTACAGAAAAGAGAGACAGTCCGGACTATTATTCTAAGGTTTCACTGAATATCCTTATAGCGTGTTCATCAACGAAGAGCTGGAGCAATGAACGGCGTCTGTATGCTTCATTCATCAACATTCTTCGACCAATTTATGAAAGGCTGATTGAGGTAGTCAGAAATGATGGAAGGTTTGATATATACTATGACAGCATCGTTCCGCATGAATATTCTGAGAACTACTCGTATGGCAGATACGGAGCCTATACGGAATCCGGAGAGGAAGTGAGCGAGCCTATTGATGCCATAAATATACGCTCGATGGAATTAATTGTTAAAAATCAAAGTTGTAGGTAATGAGAAATACAAGAGTGTGCGAAAGCGCAGAAATGAATACAGGTGGTTCGGCCTGCAAGGTTGACTGGGGTAAGGTAAAAGGTGCAATACTTGTTGAGCATGGAGTAAAACTACCGGCAAATATTACTGCCGATGAGTTGGAAAAAAAGTGTCATGCTGACAGACCAGGCAGAATTTATCCTATTCATACATTCGTTGAATATGCGAAGAATGGTGGTGAAGCTCAGGTTAGTGCTGTGGGATACGGAGCGAACCAGTACAATGGCCTCAACGCTCAGACAGATACTTTCACGCTTCCTCGTTTTGATGAAATTCTGAATGCTGAGCTGTTGCGTTGTGCTAACAAGGAATGGGATGTGTACTTCTGGGATTCAAACAGAATGCTTATCGGTTACAATGATGGAACTGATATTCTTGCCGGAATTCCGATGTCAACAGTATATCCAGGTGCCACACCGTTCAGCACAAGCAGTGCGAAGTCAAGTATGACGGTAAATTTCTGCCACATGGATGCAGAAGACAGCCAGTTGAACTTTGACTACTTGAAGTTGGATTTCAATCCTGCGAATGTTATTAAAGGATTGACTGAGGTCATGTTGGTTGAAAATGAAAGCAACAAATTCAAGATTATTGAATGTGTCGGTGGCTATGACAGAACTGCAGAATTTGCCACTGCATTGTCCTCAGGTGCATCCGAGGTATTTGAAGGGGTTACATCAGCTTCGTATGAGGACGGTTATCTCACAATTACTCCTGGTGACGGTGAGATTTCAGTTAAATCACCTTCTGTTCTGTACGAGAAAGATGTCAAATGGGTTGAATTTGTTAAGGTGGTCAAAGCGTCATGATTGTAGATGGAGTCAATTTTGTGGAAAAGCAGGTCAAGATGATGTCGAAAAAGAAATTCATTGATACTCACATGACCTGTATCTGGCAGAAAGTTGCTGAGGAGAATCGAAGAAAGAAACTTTCTGACGTGTATGACCGGATTGCTTGTAAGTCTGTAAAGGATGCTGACGGTGAGTCTGCTGATAAGTGATGGTTTTGGTTGATTAAGCCGGGCGGAAGTCCGGCTTTAATTTTAATTGTATGTATGGCTGATTTCGAGAAATTGGAGAATGTGATAAACAGAATTGCATCAGGATTTGAAAAGTCATGTATGGATTGCCTTCAGGAAAACAATATAGAAATTGCAGACCTTGTAAGGGAACAGCTATATTCTGGTCTTGACGGTAATACAGACAGTCTGAGGCCGGGTTATTCTGATGATCCGTATTTTCATGAGACTACCTCCATATGGCATAACAATCCTGACGGATATATAGCATGGAAAAAGAAGATAACACCTCCGATAAAAAGCCCGAGACTGAATCTTCCTCCAAGGCCTGTTGATGTTCCTAACTTGTATATCACCGGTCCGTTCCATGAAAGTATCCGCGCATCTGTTGCAGGTGATACTCTCTCGATTGATACTGTGGGATTCGTTGATGGTCCTGACATAGTAAGGAAATACGGGAATGACATTCTCATGTTGGGAAAGGACGCAAGAGAGTATGTTGTACTTCAACTTCTCGAGCCTTTTTTGAAACGTTTTTTCAAACAATGTGGGTATAAATGATGGGATGCGGTTGCGAGAATAAGAAAATCATGTCTGACTATGAGCGTGTGGCCATGCTTGCAAAAAAAGCTGCCATGCTGGACGGATGTGTGTACGTTGTGTACAGGAAGAGTGACGGTACCTACTCGTTCGATAAGGAAGGTACCAAGGTGGATGGCGTTATTGTTGAATATAAACATTACTTGTGATGGGAAATTTGAAATTGAAGGATTTCGTCGATGAGGAATCATTGAAGAAGTTGCAGGAACTTAGGAGTACAATATCAGATGTAAGGCAGGATTACAAGGATGCTGCATCGGAACTTATCAAGGGACTTACTGTTGACGTCAAGGTAAAGGGAGATATTGACAAGTTGCAGGCCATATATAATACTCAGGCTAAGAACGTATCTTCCGCATCTGAAAAACTTACTGATGCATTCAGTCGTCAAGCAGAGGTCGCTGAACAACTGATGAAGAAAATCAAGGAGAAGGCAGATGCAGAAAAGCTGAGTACAAAAGAGGTAAAGGAATTGTCAAAGGCATCAGCAGAAGCATCCAAGGCAATGCAGCAGGCTGCAAAGGCTGAGGAAGCAATGAATAAGGCCCAGAAATCTGCGAACACTACCAGAAAGGCTGCTGCCATGACCGAAGAGGAGCGAATCAGGATAATCAAGGAAGCGATTTCGCTATCCGATAAGGAAGTGCATAGCATTGAGGAAGCAAATGAAGTTAATAAGAAATTGCGTCAGGCTGTCAGGCTTGTTCGTGATACTGATGAGGATTACAGGAATACGCTCGGTAAGCTGAATTCTACCATAGGCGTAAACACAGATTACATTAAGCGTAACAGTGACCGGTACACGCAGCAGAAGATGACCATCGGTAATTACAAGGAAGAGGTTAAGGCTGCATGGATGGAACTAAACCATCTTAATGATTCTATGGGCAGCTTTGGAATCATATCAGGAAGTTTTGGTGATTCCCTTCAATCTCTTGGTAATGCTGGAAGTATGCTTGAAGGATTGTCCGGTATAGGAAAGATATTCCAGAATAAGTGGCTGTTGGGACTTGGAGCTGTTGGTGCTGCCGGTGCCGGAATAGGATGGTGGGTGAACTACAATAAGGGACTAACAGAAGCAACACGTCTTACACAGCAGTTCACTGAGAAGTCAGGAGAGGACTTGAAGGCTTACCGCACAGAAGTGCAGGCTATTGCAGACTTCTACGGTAAGGATTTCAAGGAGGTATTGATTGGTGCAAATGCTGTATCGAAGCAGTTTGGTATCTCCGCTGAAGAATCCCTGAAACTAATTCAGGATGGATTCATTGCAGGTGCCGATGCAAACGGTGAGTTCCTGGACACTCTTAGGGAGTATCCTGCATACTTTAAGGAAGCTGGAATAAGCGCTGAAACATTCATCGCAATTACTGCCCAGGCTGCTAAGTCTGGTATCTATTCTGATAAGGGTGTGGACGTTATCAAGGAAGGTAATCTCCGTATCCGTGAGATGACTACCGCTACAGCCTCAGCACTCGAAGGTATCGGAATATCCGCAGATAAGGTTCAGGAACAGCTTAGAACAGGTCAGAAAACCACATTCGACATTATACAGATGGTTTCACAGAGACTTAGTGAGTTACCTGACAGTGCGTCTGTCGTAGGTACCGCTCTTGCTGACATCTTCGGTGGTCCGGGTGAAGATGCCGGATTGCAATATGTACGAACATTGAAGGATATTAAGACTAATCTTGATGATGTAAAGGATGAAACTGGACAATTAGGTGATGTTCAAGAAGAAATGATTGAGTCTCAAAAGAGGTTAGCAACAGCCGTTTCCGATTTATTTGACATGACAGGAGGCTCATTTGAGACTATGACAGCAAAAATCAAGACCTTTGGCAATACTGTTATAGCTGACCTTCTTGAACGAATCAATAAGCTGCGTATGTCCGCTGACCAGGCAACATATAAAGCATTGGAAAACGCCAAGTCTGATGGAACTGCAAACGGAGCAAATGCTTATAAGAGCAATCAGGATAAAGTTGAAATCTTGACAAATTCATATATGGAATATCAGGGCATGACAAGGGATGAAGCTTATAAAGCAGCCTTAGAGCATGTTAAGAGCGATATTAAGAAGCAGTTGGAAGATAGTGATAAATTGTTGTCTGAAGCCTCAACTAAATATGATAAACTTCGTGTCGAATATGGAGAAAAGGAGAGAAACAAGTGGAGTGATTTTTGGGATAGATTTATTTTTGGAGGTTCTGTAAGCATTGATAATAATAGGCGTTTGGGTGTGGTAAGAGAAGAGTTGAATGACGCTCGTGATGCGCTTTCAAAAGAAACATCAATAAATGCCTCACTTTCAAGACAGCTTCAAGACTTAAGTACAGACGGTAGCTCCCCAAAAACCATAAATATCGGTACAGAAACTGAGGATGAAAAATCATCACGCCTTGAAGCCGAAAAATCATTGCAGGAGTCACGTATTGCCTTGATGGAAGAAGGACTTGATAAGGAACTGGCCACAATCCGCTATGGTTACCAGCAGAAGATTGATGCCGTAAAAGGTAATTCATCCGCAGAAATGGCATTGAGAAAATCGTTACTTCAAGAAATGAACAACGAATTGGCGAAGGCTTCTGAGGAGTATGAAAAGAATCGTGCAAGTATTGACCTTCAGAATCGTCTTGCTTCCGTTGAGGAAGGTAGTGAGGAAGAAATGTCCGTTCGTCTTGATATACTTGATAAGCAGAAGGAAGAAGAAATGAAGGCTGCTGAAAGTAATGGTGCCGACGTGAGCCTCATCGAAAAGAAATACATCAATGAAAAGCGTAAGATTTATGAGGAATATGCTGCTGATTATGTTGATGAGATTTCTAAATCTGCCGCAGCCGAACAGATTGTAAGGAATGCACAATATAATTCCGACCTGAAAGAGTTGGAAAAGCTGCATGCCAAGAAACTTATTTCGGATGAGGAATATGAGAAAAAGAAGGCTGATATAACAGAACGGTATTCTATTGATACCGCTAAGGCTGCTGTTGACTCGTTGGAGGAACAGATTTCTGTTGAAAATCTGAGCCAGGACGACAGAGAAAAACTTGCCGAGCAGCTTCAGAAAGCAAAGGCTGATTTGGCAAATGCTGAAGCTGATGCCGAGATTGCTGCAATCAAGAGGGTTCAGGATGAGGAAGAAGACTCGTATAAGAAAAGAATGAAGAATACTCAGCGATGGATGGATGTTGCGTCTGATGCCATTGGTGCAATCGGTAATCTTATGTCGACATTATATGAGCGCGATATTGACAATATTGAGAAGGAACAGGAGGCAAATGAGGAAGCGTACAATGCTGATGTTGAAAGGATTGAAGCACTTGCCGAAAGTGGAGCAATATCTGAGGAGGAAGCAGAGGTTCGTAAAAGAGCTGCTGAAGCTGAAACATCAAGAAAAAATGAGGAACTTGAGAAAAAGAAAGTTCAGTTGCAGCAGAAGCAGGCTAAATGGCAGAAGGGTGTGGACATTGCTCAGGCTGGTATAGCAACAGCACTTGCAATAACTCGTGCATTACCTAACCTAGTACTTGCTGCAATAGTAGGTGCAATGGGAGCGGTACAGATAGCGACTATCGCAGCAACACCAATTCCTGCATACAAGGAAGGTACTAAGAACGGTGGACATATTGGAGGATTGGCTATCGTTGGTGATGGTGGAAAGCGGGAGGTTGTTGTGTATGGTGGTAAGTCATGGGTAACTCCAGATGTTCCTACCGTGGTAGATTTACCGAAAGGTGCTGAAGTGTTCCCTGATATAAGCGAATTCAATGAGAATGTAAGAATGAATACTATATATGATTCAGGAATAAGTAGTCCTGTTGTTGTAAATGATTATTCTGAACTATCTCGTGAGATGAAAGGAATGCGTGTAGAACTCAGGAAGATAATGAAGATAATACATAAGGAAGCATACAACTCTAATTATGAACATTATAAAAGTACAAGATTATGATAACTACATTAAGCAGGTTGAGTATGTTTGATTTTATTGAACTTCTTTGTGGAAACAGAGAAGTTCTTATGGAGGAAGGTGATAATCATTCCATGCTGGAAAATGTGGCTTCAGAATTGATATATCAGTATCAGAGCATAGTAAATCCTTCCGGAATAGAATCTGCAATTTTAGAAAAGGAAGAGAAAATAAAGATTAAGTACAGGATTACTATTGCAAAGATATTGAAGGCGCTTATTAGCATAAACGCTGTAGATGATGTTGTTGGACTTCTGTCAGAAATGGGAATTACTGGTATTGAGCGTGAAAAGATTCCTTCAAGAATAGACCGTATGATTGCAGAAGCGGAGTACATGAGAAAGAGGATTGAAGATACTTCTTCTGCTGATAGAAAGAAAAATACTCCTGATGATGTACGTGCATCATTTGACAGGGAGATAGCGTTTCTTATGACTTATTTCAAAATGAATATTGACACAAGAATCATTACTGCAGGTGTGTATGCGAATATGGTTCATCAGGCAGATGTTGAAATTAAAAGAAAATTGCATCGTTAGATAACTTTTTTGCTGCTTGTCGAATTTTTTTCCGTTTGGTTTGTAACACGATTGTAACACTAATAATCGTAATAGACATGGAAGAAAAATTCGACAATGTGGCTTTATTGCCAGTAATTAATGAGAAATGTGACATAATAATTCATCTTTTATCGTCACTTTGCGACAACCCGGATTTTCTTATAGACTTACTCAGAAAGTCTACTGAGAAGCAGAATAAGTTTTCATCATCTCGAATGAAAATATTGCATGGACATGGGGTTGGAGCAGATAGTGATTGAGCAATATCAGTGGATATTGGGACTGGCAAGAAAGTATTGCAGGAATATGATGGACGCAGAAGACCTTGCCGAAGAGACTGTGTATAAGATTCTGTCAAATAAAAGTAAATATGATTCTTCCAAGAGCTTCCGACCATGGTGCAGCGTTATTATGTTGAACACATATATAACAACATACAATCATGAATCATTGATACGTTTCGATTCTGAGGAGAAGGCTGATCATATCCATTCTTATTTCGATGCGGACAATGAAACGTTAAGGAATGAACTTTATGGGATAATTGAAAAATGCAGGAGAAAATCATGTTCCGTTGATTGCGCTATAATGTATGCTGAGGGTTACTCTTATGAAGAGATAGCAAAAAAGATGCATATACCATTAGGTACGGTTCGTAGCCGTATCTCGTTTGCTCGGAATATGATTAGGCAATGTGTTGTAGATTAATAAGTTAATTATGGTTTGACAATTGAAAATGGCGAAGTTTACGATTGCATATATAGTCAATCTGAACTATCTTTATAGTACAATTAAAATATAAGTCAAACCAAATAATTAGCATTATGGAAAAGAGTAATTTTCGAGTAAGAGTGATGAAGTATGCACACCAGTTAGCAAAAACAACAGAATACACGTGGAAAATCTGTCTTATTAAGGCATGGGAGTTATACAGACTTGCTAAAAATATGAGAAAGGGTATTGTGAAATTTGCATTCCAGAAAGTTGACGGAAGCATCAGACATGCTTCCGGAACATTGTACAATCTTCCGGCCGGAACATCAATTCACGGAAAAAAAATGACAAAGCCAAGTTACAAGACATTTGCATACTTTGATGTAGATAAAGGAGAGATGAGATGCTTTAAGATAGAAAACCTTGTAACTGTTTATTGATATGGAAAGTTTTATTGTTACTACTTCCGGGGAAGTATCATTTACTTTCCCGGCAAACGGGAGTGATTTCTCGTTGAAAGAATTGCAGGATTCTGTTAATGGATATATAGAGATTGTTCCAATAAGAAAGAATGTAGGTCCTTTGATTTTTAAGGAATTTGATAAGGAGGGGTTTGCAATAAAATTGACTGATGAATATATTATGATTGTTAACTCTGAAGGGAAGATTGAGTCTCAGCAGTTCAATTATGTAGCAACAGTACTGGCAACGGCATCGGAATCCATAAGTCCTGGAGACTGGATTGCTGGAGATGTACTTGTCTGCAGAAGTAGAATGGTTAAATAGTTCGGTTTTGTGTAATGTGTTTTATATCAGTTGTTTGCGTGTTTTGGGATGAGCAGGATTTTAGGCAAGCCGTAGTCGGTTTGCCTATTTTTATATATTTGAGAATGAATTAACGACAGGATGATTTGTAGATATTTTTTACATATAGACTCAGATGTTATGGATGTTTCAGATATGATTGAAAATCTGTCTGACATCAAGATAACATATACTCGTACAGGATTAAACGGAGTAACGAGAAAGTGTGGTAGTACAATTAATTTTGTTTTTTCTGCAAGGGATAAGCTGATTGGAGTGTATAAATCAAAAGGTATTAATTCTGTAGTTTACTTCTCAATATCACAAATTATTAATAACTGGGATTTTGTTGAACTATTTAAATGTCAGCTTGATTTCTCGTCTTTTAGCTACGACTCATATTCTGCAAGTATATCATGCCTTGATAATGATATTGAATCAATATTAAATGCTAATAAGGGCACTACGTATGAGTTTTTTGTAGACGAATTGAAGAATGATAAAAAACTGAATTATGATGGTGTTATAATCAGGAATGAGAAGGTATGTATATTATCCGGTGAAACTGTTGAAGGAGAATCTTACACAAGGAAAGAGTTTGACAACAGGGTGCCGGACTGGTGGTGGATACCATATATCGGAACTACAGATTCTGGTTCTGAAATTCATAACAAGTCATTCGTTTTTCAGGACCAGTCTGAATCTATGCCTTCGGTTTCAGGTGACAACACAGGATGGGGATTCCCTGCAAATCCTTGTAATACAAGCTGGTTTCTTGAGTGCTTGCGTGATTCAACTATAACTATAGACTTTAGTACGATAGAATATTCATCATATGCACATTTCGGATTTGCTTTGTTCAAGATTGACACAAAAGGTGTTATACAACCTATTACATGTGGATACTCAAATTTGATGTCGCTTGATTCTAATACGAGTCCGGATTCTATTAAGTGGACCGGTCAGTTGAAGAAAGGTGAAAAACTTCAGTATGCTGTATTTAATCACAATCCATTAAAGCAAGGGCATGCAGACTTGTCAAGTTTGAGAGTAAACACTGGTGAATGTGGGGTTTCATGGGATGAAAGGGGTGACAATTACAAGATTGATATTGTAAGGCCTGTTACATTGCTTAATGCAATATTGAAAAAGATATTTCCTGAAAAGGATGTTACCGGTTCTATTATAGAGAGTGTAGCAGGAACTACTAACAGCAGGTTGAAAAACTCTTGTCTTGTCGCAGCAGAGAGTATCCGTGAAATGGCTACTCCACGAATATATACATCTTTCTCGAAGTTCTGTGAATATATGGAAGCCGTATATGGATATGTATATATGATTGATGGCAATGATGTGCGTTTTGTACACAGGAGTGAGCTTTTTAGTACCGATAATAAGATTGTTATAGGAAATGTGTCTGAATTTAATTATTCGGTAGCTTCCGACAGAATATATTCATCCGTACAGATTGGATATGAAAAGCAGGATTATGACTTTGGAAATAATGGTTCTGATGAATTCAATTTCAACAATACATATACTACCGGATGTACTATAAAAGATTCAAAACTGACTCTTATATCACCGTATAGGGCAGATTGCTATGGGTTCGTTGAATTGGCTGAAAAGAGAAATCAGGATTCAACGACAACAGACAGTGACCAGCAGATATTTATTGTGTGCGCAGTTGAAAATGAATCAGGATATGATCTTGACAGAAGTGTAGATGTTCAGGGTACATATACTTATTCCATTTTTAATGCGAAACTTGCTCCAGTTTATATGATAGAAGCGAATATGGCTTATTTATCTTCGTTTGCTGGGAAATTGACATTTGCATCATCTGAAGGTAACTCTGACATCGTTATAGACGGGCGAAAAGTGAATTCTGATATAGATATGGGAAGTTCTATGTTTGGTAATGGTAATTTTTCTTTCACAATGGAGAATACTATAATTGATAGTAATTTGAACTCTTTGTGCATAGAATTATCAAATCAAGGAAAGACATATAAGGGATCTATTAAAAGCTTGGAATTCAGCTTATCCAATGTGGAAGCGGTTAAGTATGAACTTATAGAAATTAAGTAATATGTATAAGATAAGTCCTTTTACACCATTGTTTTTCAATCCATCTACGGATATTGGATTATCAAGCAGATATATGCAGTCATTCTCTCCGTATGACCATATTCTTTTGCAAATAATAGCATACAATGAAAGTAATTCCCCATCAGTATATATCGTTGATGTAATAGACGGGAAAAGGCGGATGGTTAACATGAGGTCTTGGTTGATGAACCCCAATGAAACTTTGTATTTCACAGAAATAACAGGATTGAATGATGGCCTATATTCTGTTGAAGTTGATGGGGTATGTTCAGAAGTATTCCGTGTGACAGATGATGTCTCTGGAACTGTTCTATTGCAGTATTCAAATCCTAATAATAGGATGAGAAAGGATGCTGTATTTTGGATTGATGGAATGCAATACTTTTTTGATTTCAGAATACCTGGTGGATTTAAGGATGATGATTGGGTTTTCGGAGTAGATAATGAGCAATATACAACTTCAGGTAATGATGTTATTGACATATATAGTATTGACAATGTACAGAAGTCTCTTACTATGGGAGGTTCAAAAGGCTGTCCAGTGTGGTATGCAGAGTTGCTAAACAAGGCATTATGTTGCAGCTATTTTTATGTCGATGGCGTTCGTTATGCCAGGGTTGATTCTAATGTACCTGAAATGAATGTACTTGTAGAGGGTATAAGGTCTTATGTGTTTAAACAGGCAATAAGAAGGGTTTCATTGTTAAATCCTGATATTGAAACGAACAACAAGATGATAATGAGACGTGTAGATGATTCACGTTATAGAACCATTGATAATGATAATTACAGATTTAAAACTATAGATTTATGACAAACGAAGAAAAACAGGAAATCATATCATCTGTGATTCAATCCTTACAGACAAATTCTGCTACAATAGACCAGTTGAGTGAGGTTGAATCTTGTTCAGAGGGTGATTTTATAGAGCTGAATAAGGGAAGAAAAATCAGTGCTGAGAATCTTGCAAAGGATGTATCTTCAAAAGTTCTTCAAGAAGCTAATCAGGCTGTCGCCGAATCACAGAACTATGCTGAGAAGTCCGAAGAGTCTGCAAATGAATCTGAGGAATATTCTGAAAAATCCAAGGAGTATTCTGAAGAAGCAAAGAGACAGGCTGTATTGGCCGGTCAGTCAGGTGAACTTGCGCAGTATGCGAAAGAACAGGGAGATTATGCGAGAGAACAGGGGGACAATGCTAAGGAGAAAGGAGAAGAAGCTGTTTCTATTGCGGAAGATGCTGCTAAAAGGGTAACGAATGATGTACTTTTTAAATACCAGCAAGCCTTATCTGAAGAGGAACAACAGCAGGTGAAAGATAATCTTAATATAGTCAATTCTGGGTTTCAGGTGTTGGAATGTAATGAATCTACGGCAACAACAGGACCTTCTGATTCAGGTGTTATTAGAATATACGATGTCCCACGTGATATAATGTTGGCTATAGTGATATGTAAAGTTGATGATAATGATTATCTTCAGTTAATTGTACATAGAACTAGTAATTTAGTAAATCTGCTATCTTATGATAATACCCATCATAATGTTCATATAAGAATACAATACGAGAATCCATCACCAAACCTGATTTTGACAGTAACATCTACCGATGGTAATTCACATAACTTTTCGGTTTACTGGTTATATTATCAAAGAAGTTCCGATCCTAATAAATTTCTAGGTAATTATGAATCAGAAGAAAAATTACAATCTGTTATAGGAGAAATCGGATGTTATGCTTATGTTGGAAATCCTCGTCACATCTATAACTGGGATACAGAGACAAATAAATGGAAGGATGGAGGAGAGCTTATTACTATTACAGATAAGGAACTATCTGAAGATTCAGACCGTCCTGTAGCTAATTCTACTCTTTTTAAGAAGTTCAATGAGATTGAAAAGAGCATTACTGATACCAAGAAAGAACTATCTGATAAGATTGATGAAAATATCTTCTTTAAAAATGTATCTAAAAATGGCGAAAGATTAGATTTGGTTTCCGCTGTCAATCTTGTTCCGGAAGAACTCAGAATTCATGGGTTTGAAGTGCGTTATCTTTCCGATGATGGTTCATGGATTGACGTTACTTTCACTGGTGATTCTATTGAAAACTGGAGCACTGAAAGTAACTGGAAACAGATTTCTGGTGGAGGTACTGGAAGCGGATTCTACAATGTTTCTGTGCAGCATCCATTGATAGAAGGGTATTACACTATTGAAACAGCACTTCAGGCAATCGCAAACGACAAGATAGATGATGAAGATAAGAAGGGTAAGATTATTACATTCGAAGTATCTGCAGGTAAATGGGAGGACTATCGTTTTTCAGGAACCAGCATTGAAAGCTGGCTTGAGCCTTCTGCCTGGGAACGTTTCGGAGGTGGAGATGCGATTAAGAAAATTAAAGTAACAAAAGGTATTTCTGTTCAAGAGTTGACGCCGGATGAACATGGACAGGTTGACCTTGAGATACCAGTTGTTGAAGTGGACCAGGCCGTTAATGAAAATTCAACTAACCCTGTAAGTGGAAAGGCTGTATTCAATGAGTTAAAGAAGAATACAGGCTCGGTGGCGTCAGGAATACAATTGAACGAGATAGGAGAGGGTGATCAGAAGGTATATTCTATCTCTCTTTTGAATGCAGGTGGTGAAGTGATAAGTACTACAGACCAGTTCTCCGGTGCCGGTGGCGGAAGCAGTCTTGCAACGAAGGTAATTCTTACTCGCGTTACAGCTAACAAGACTGTAAAGATTGGAGACGATGTGAAATTGACATACAAGTATGACCATGTCAATTCTGAGACTGGAGAATCAACGGGAAATCCGGCTAAGGCGATAGTGACAATCATACAAGGTGCTAACACCAATACATTAGAAAGTAACATCTATGCAGGAAGCAGCAATACTGTTGATGTGACAAAGTATATGGGAGTAGGTACCAATACTGTAAGGGTAAAGGTTCAGGTCGGTGAAGGCGCAGAGATGCAGGTTTCTCAAATTACATGGACAATCAATGTGGTTCAGTTGACTCTATCCAGTTCATTCAATATTGCAACATCTATCAATAGAGGAGATAGTGTCACTATCCCTTATGCTCTGTCAGGAGCAGGAAACAAAACATTAAGGTGCTACGTTGATGGTGTTGACAAGGAAGATAGAAGTATAACTGCTTCAACAGCGAATGGATCATTCAGTATAGATACATCTGGAATGTCACATGGAACCCATTCTGTTCAGCTTGTCGTAGAACTTGAGCTGTCTGAGGATAATATAATTAAATCAAACAGCATATACTTTGCAATAGGTGTTAGAGAAACTGATAATAATGCTCCGATAGTATATGCAAGGTTCGACTATCCTGATGGAAGCCTTATCTTGGGAGAAAATACGCCTTACATACAAACAAAGCAGTTTGATGTATATACACTATCCTATGCCGCATATAATCCTAAAGAAACTCCTACAAATGCCATCGTATATGTTGGTGAAGATGTAGCCTCATCATCATCTGTTCCTTTCGTTGTACAGAATCTTACGCTTCGTGCTTCTAATTATGGAGAACAGAAGTGCCGGATTGTTGTAGGCAAAACTGAATACAGCTTCAGATTGATTGCAGAGAAGAGTGAACTCAATATAAGTGAACCAACAGACGGAATGACTCTCAAACTTTCTGCACAGGGAAGAAATAATAATGATGTCAACCGTGAAGAATGGAGTTATAACGGCATTCAAACTGTGTTCGAAGGATTCAAATGGGGCGGTGACGGATGGATTGGAAATGCGTTAAGATTGAATGACAAAGCTCGTGCTGTCGTTCAATATGCTCCGTTAAGGCAACCAGACCAGAACGTAACTAACGCTTTTGCTTTTGCTGTAAAGTATAAGGTCTCTGAAGTTGTTGATGATGAAGCTGAGTTGATAAGATGCGTTGACGGTGATGGAACAGGTTTTGTGATAACATCACAGGAAGCAAGAATGCAGACTAAAGGTAAGTCCTCATTATCCATGAAGATGGCTTCAGGCGAAGTCTATGAGGTAATGTTTGTCTCATTTCCTAAATCAGCATCTGGTTCATCAGAATATGAGAAACTGAATACTGAGATGGTATATCTGTATATCAACGGAATCATGTCAGGTTCTGTACAGAGGTCTGCTTCTGATAGCATTTACCAGTCCGACCCGCAGTTTGTTACCATGGGAGCAGACGGTGCCACGTTAGATGTGTATCTGTTGAGGGCTTATAATACGTATCTTAGTGATTCTCAGGTTTTGGATTGTTATATGATTGACCAGGATTCTGTTGATGACATGTTTGCGTTGTATGAATCAAATAATGTGATTGATGACAACGGAAATGTTACAGTTGACAGTGTTCCGGACGGAATGCGTTATATCATCATTACCGGGCGGCAGGACAATGGGGTTCCTACTGTTCTCCAAGCGGCTGTCAATAACGACAAAGACCCGAAATATGATGTGGACGAGATGCTTTGTGTGGTGAAAGGGAACCAGTCATTGAACTTCAAGTGCGTGGGAGGATGTATCCGTCTGCAGGGAACTTCATCACTTGCATATCCGATAAAGAACTACCGCATTTATTTCAAGAATGCTTCCAAGGTAGCCGGTGATTTGTATCTTGGCTGTGACGAACAAGGTGTTGGAGGAGAGCTTCAGGAAGAGGCGAAATACTCATTCCGTCAGGCAGGTACATCCAACAAGGCAGCAGCTCCTGTGGATTGTTTCTGTCTTAAGGCTGACTTTGCCGAATCCTCATCATCACATAACACTGGTATGGCAAAAATTGTACAGAATATCCTTACTGCTGCAGGAGAGTTGACTCCTGCTCAGGAACATTGTTCAGGAGAATATGGATATGATGTGCGAACAACCATCGACGGTGAACCTTGTTACCTGTTCTACCGCGGTACCCTGGACGAAACTCCACAGTTCCTTGGCAAGTTCAATTTCAATAACGACAAGTCAACAGAAGCTGTATTTGGATTCTGCGATATACCTGGTTATCATGACCAGTCGTGGGTAGCAGATAAGTTTAGTGGCGTTAACCCGACCGAGTGCTGGGAGTTCCTGAACAACGACTACCCGATGGGCATGTTCCTGGATGATGATTTTGATACAAAGGGTGATGACGGTACCCCGAACTGGCTGAAGGTATTTGAGGCGAGATTCCCGGATGATGACGACATAAACGCCGAGTATGAGGCTGGAACCCGTAAGCCGAAATATCTTGAGCCGTTGGTGAAGTGGGTAAAGAGCACACAGAACGACGGTGAAAAATTCAAGGCTGAGCTCGCGGACTGGTTTGATGTAGACTATTTGTGCGACTATTATATGTTTACTGAAATAATGGGATGCGTAGACCAGCGCGTGAAGAACATGATGATGGGATTCTGGTATGATCCGGAAAAAGACAAGGTTCTTGCCTATATGATATTCTATGACTGCGATACTATTTTGGGTGTGCGTAACGACGGCCGTCTGAAGTATTCCTGGGATGTGGACGAAAACACTGTCGATCCTGAGCTTTCAACTGAAGAAAAGACGGTGTATGCCTATGCTGGTCATGATAGTGTATTGTGGAAGAATCTTCGTGAACAGTTCCCGGAAGAATTGCAGGCTGCGTACAGACGTATTCGTGAACGAATGTCAAACAGCACTATATTTAAAATGTTCGATGACGAGCAGAGCGCAAAGTTCTGTGAACGAATATATAACCTTGATGCTTTGAACAAATATGTTGAGCCGAAGACATTAGGTGTTGAAGTAAATCAGGATGGTTCAGTTACAAATGTCAAGTATTCGTACCTGGAAGCTATGCAAGGTAGTCGTAAGTCACACCGTCACTGGTGGATAACGAATCGTATGGGGTTATTTGATGCAAGATATAGTACGGGACAATATACAGCAACTGATATATCGTTCAAAGGAAATAGTGCTGCAGGTGCTACAGTAAAGGCTACTCCGCTTCGTGATTTCTATTTTGAATTCCGTCGTGAAGGTGATACAATGGTGCATCAAAAGGTTACTAAAGATGTGGAATGGAGTTATACTTATAACCAGATGGCCAACATTGGAACAATATTCCACCTGTACGGTGGTGAATGGATGAAGAAACTGGACCTGTCTGCGTGGGGTGGATTTACGGACATGAGCATTCCGACGCTTCCTGTTCTTGAGGAGCTTATCCTTGGAAGCAGCGCAAAGACATACGCACTGACAGAGCTTGTTCTTGGAACGAAGATACCGATGCTGCGTAAGCTTGAGGTAGTCAACTACACCAACCTTCCGAGCCTTGACCTGTCAGGATGCAACCGTCTTGAAGAAGTGAACGCATCCGGATGTACAAAGATGTCTACAATAACCTTTGCTGAGGGTGCGCTTATTAATAAACTTCATCTTCCTGAAAACTTCCAGACTCTTGTACTGCGTTCAATGCAATATATAGAATGGGATGCTATCACATTTGATGCAAAGAATAATCTTACAGGATTATGGATTGAAAATTGTGCCCTTATAGACGGTAAAAAGGTATTTGATGAGATGTTCGCTCTTAAAGGTGCATTGAAATATGTTCGTATAACTGGAATTAATCTGGAAGGAGACGGAAGTGATTTGAAGGTTTGGTATGATTCTGGTATTGGAGGTATTGACGCTCAAGGTATCACTACAAATACAAGGTGTAAGCTGGTTGGCAACTACAAACTGACTAAGTATCTTGATGAAGAAGTGTATGCTAAATATGCTGAACGGTTTGATGAGCTGAATATTCGTCAGCCTCAATATACTATGATTGAGTTTGATGATACAGTTCCGGACGATGCAAATATATCTAACCTTGATAATGAGACCGGATACAAGTTTGGCAATACTTATCAGACAAGTGCTCATATATCAGTTATCAGGAGAAACAGACATCGGGTACTTGGTAAACTGAAATCAGAAGGAAAGATGGTTATATGCCAGCTTCATGATGAGGATAGTAATTATTATGCGGATGCGGAAGTAGCAGCTTCAGGAACACCGGCTAAGTTGGATTCTACTGAAGGTGACGTGTATATCTATGAGCCTCATTATTGGTATAAGGGTATCAATGACTACCTGAATAACAAGAAGTATTCATGTTTCAGTTCGAATGAAGAAATGCCGGATAGACCTGAATGTAAGGTTATTGGTTATGATGAGATTGAGTCTGAAAAGAATGTGCGTGAAGGGTATAAACTGACTGTTGGAAGACAGCATCTTGATGATGCTTATTCACAGGATTCAAATTATCTTGTCTGTAAAGTTAACGTGTTTGGATATAAGAAAGTGAGATTCCCGACTGTACTTGGTACATCAATGATTGGGTCATGTTTTACGGATTCCGGAAAGAATGTAGTGAAGGATGTTTTTGTAGAATCTCTAAACAATAGGTTTGTCAATGGTATGTATATTATCTGTGATGTTCCGGAAGGGGCTACGGAATTGAACTTTACTATTCATAAGTATGCGGAATTTGATTGCGTGGTATTGAGCAACAGCGATAAGATTGAAGATATGGAACCTGACTGGGTTGAGCATGAACCGTGTCTGGTAGCTGTCTTTGAGGCATGTACGATAGGTAGTAAATTGTATTCGGCTGCTACAGGTAATTCAAGTGTTGGCTCATTGACTCAGAGTGATTTCATCTATTATGCCAAGCAAAGGGGACTTCAACTTATTGACTGGGAGATGCACAAGGATATAGCTAACTTGTTTTTTGCTTTCTATGGTCGTCGTGATTCTCAGGACCAGTGCGGATATGGACAGTCAACAGAACAGAGAAATATCGGAACTACGGCATTGCTTGGTATGCAGGATACCATAAGCTATAATTCAGATGGAGGAGCACATCAGACTTCCAATGCATGGTATGTACGCCCAAATGAAGATGGAAATAATGTATATTCTCTCATTTACAATACAAACTGCATGGGATATGAGAATTTGTACGGTGATAAGTATGAATGGTTGTCAGGTGTTTCTTTGCCTAATACGAATACTCAGGAACAATATAAGTTGTTGATAGAGATGCCAGATGGAAGCACTAGAAAGGTAAAGTCTGGTACTGTTAGTGGATATTGTACTGGTATGTATCATCAGAAATATATGGATATTGTAGGAGTACATTCACAGAAAGGAAGTTCGACTACTTATTATTGTGATGAGTTTAATGTAAGTAATGCTGCTAACCGTGTGGTGTGCCGGTCGCACAACTACTCGTTTGCGAATGGCGGTGTCTCGTGCGCGC